ATATAATAGATATCAAGGTTATTTAGACACATCGCAACCCTTATTAGATACAAAATATAAAAACTTATTAGAACGTGGAACTAAAGATATTTTAAGTCCTAAAAATACTAGTAGTGTTAGAAAACTTCTTGGTAAATTTAATATTGCTAATAAGTTAGAATCTGATTTAATAGAGTCAGAGTATAAAGGTATTTATATTCCTTCAGATGATAAAACATTTGAAAATTTAGTTAAGTCTCGCCAACAAGCTTTTGAAAACTCTAAATTATCTACTGATCCAAAAGCAGTTAAAGAAATGGAAGAACTAAATGCATATTGGACAAATAGAAAAGAATCTCCTAAAAAGATTCCAGAACTAAGTGAGTTTAATCAAGATACATTATATAATTCTATTTTAGATAAAGATAAGAATTATAGAATTGGTGAATTTTTAGATGAAGTTAAAATTCAAGGTACGAATTTACCAAGACGTGAAGATAATTTAACGTATACAAAATTGTTTAGTGAGTTATCCGAGTATGATACAAGAAATCTTATCAGGGATATCAATGTAGATTTAGAACAATTAATAGCAGTAAACTCAACACCAGAACAAGACTATAAATTAACTGTTGATGATGTAGCAAAAATAACACTTAACAGAGCTTCACAGATTTTAAAAACTTCAGAAGAAACTACAGGACCTTTAGGTATGGGTATGTTTGGTGGAACTACCATTACATATAATTATCCTCCACAAGATAGTGAGTTTGTACGAAATAGTTCAACTCCTGAAGAACCTAACGAACCATCTCCAGACTTACCGAGTAATGAATCATTTTCTGTCAAACTAGGAATATTTGAACGAACATTACAGAATGAATCTAAAGAGATTATCAATGAGCAACTTAAAGCATTAGTTAAGGAAAATCCTGATCAGTTTTCTCAAATTATGGATTTGTATGATTTGTATAAAAATCAAAGTAAAGATACTCCGTCTCCAACACCTACTCCTACTCCAGTAGAGCCTGACACTGACTTAGCTTTAATGTCAGCAAGTGAGTTAGAAGAATATGCAGAAAGAGGCGGTGAGCGTGCTTTTGAAAGAAGTTCCATCTTTAGTGATCAAATAGATAGCCAATCTAGAAAAAGATTAGAAAGGTATGTTAACAGTGGAGGTAAATCAAAATATGGAATTAAAAATGCATTAGAAAGATTTGGGTTGCCTGTGGATGCCTCAGTTGAAGATATTGAAATGTTTTTAGATAGGAATCCACTTCCTTCATTATTAGCTAGAAATTAATATGTCATATAACTGGTCAGACAGTCCTTACTATGAAGAAGTAGTTAAAGGACAGCAAACAGAAGAAGAACTTACAGAAGAAGAAAAGTTAAAACGTGAGTTAGAACAGCTTGGGTTAACTGAAGAACCAACAATACCAGAAGAAGAGATAGAATTTGTTGAAATAGAAACTGAAGTAGAACCTGACGAAGACGAAATAAAACTACAAGAAGAAAATAGTATCTGGACTAGAAGTCCATATTATAAAGAAGTTAAAGAAAAAAATTTAGATTTAAAAGGCAAGGAACTTCAATACAAAGGACAAGCTGAAGGCATTTCTTTTTATTTTGATCCTGATACTAAAAAAAATGTTACCTCTCACACAAGAGGTTATGAATTAGAAGATGGACGTTTTGCTAATTTTCCCTCCTTACTTTCAACCGGTGAAGTAATTTATAACACTTCCCCTCAAACTGAAAAAGCTTTATTTAATTACTGGTTAAAAAATGATCCAGATAAAATTGAATACTTTAAAACTGAAGAAGAAGCTGAATTAGCTGCTAAGTTAAAAAGTAAAAAACATACAGAGCTAGGTAAAAAATATAATCTTATTGAAGAACGTAAAGAACTGACTGGAGAAGAAGCTTTTGAACTTGGAACTAAACTTGAAAGAAATACAATTGGTAATATAACTCGATTACTTCAAGCTAAATATAAAAGCTATACTGATGATGTTGAATTTCAAACTGCAATAAAAGAAATTGAACAAGAAAGACAAAATAATATCTTTACAGAACTTCAAAAAAAATATGGTAAAGACTTTCGTGGAAGAGAAGAAGATGCAAGAGTTATGGCAGGAAGAATAACCACAGCGTTTTTTGATCCGGTAACATTTGTTTTACCTTGGGCAAAGGCTGCTAAGTTAGGAAAAATAGCAGCTACAGGTTTTGGTGCAGGAGTTGGGGTAACAGACATGGCAATCTATGAGTATGCTGCTTATGGAGAAGCTGATCCTTTATCTTTAGCGTTTGGGGGAACTGTAGGAGGTTTATCTAGTTTAGGAGGAAAGTTAATTGGAGATAGACTTGTTGCTCCAAAGGGGACTCAGTATGTAGATGAACCTAAAATTACATTAAGTGCTAAAGAGGCTGAAGATGCAGATAATGTAATAACTACTTTAGCTAGTGATTTAAAACCTATTTTAGATGATATTGAAGTTATGCCTACTTTACATAAACAATATAATAATCATTACAAAAATAAACTTACATATAGAGCAGCTCGTTCGGAATATAATAAGTTAATCACAAAAGATAAAACACAACCTGATTTATTTTCTCCTAAATATACTAACGCTGCTGCTAATAAAAAAATTCAAGAAAAATATGGTGTGACTTTACAAACTTTAGAAAAAAGACATAAGGAAAGTTTAGAATATATAAATAATACCTATCCAAAATATTTCCAAAAAGCAATAAACGGACAGGTTGATTTAACAGCAGAAGGACTAATTAAACTTTCTAAAAAAGAACAACTTACAGAAAATCTTTTAACTAAAATTTTATATGAAACAACTAGACCTTTATTTGGAGCAGGTATTGGTTGGGGAGTGGGTACGTTTATAGATGATGAAGATGACAATAATACTTTTACATATGCTCTGGCAGGATTAGGAATGATGTTTGGGGGTTTACATACTCGTATTATGGATACACCTTATATTACTAAAAGCATGAAAGAAAAAGCTTTTGGTATTCTTGAAAATCAACAAGGAATTGCTTTACATAATGCATTAAAATTTTATACTGCCGGATCAACTGCATCTATTGCAAATGCATTAGGTGGTCCAAATAAAACATTATCTAATTTATTATTTACCAATCAATTTGGAGGACAACGATCTATTAAAGCTGCTGAAGCTGCTACTGATGAAATTGAAAAAGTATTTTTTAATAGTATTAATAAATCTGTTATTCAAGGTGCAACAGTAAAACAAGAAGAAGCAGCATGGTGGCTTGCAAGAAATTTAGAAACGGATGATCAAGTGGTTAAACGATTAAAATTAACACCAGACGATTTAATTCAAGCAAAAACAATTGCAAAAAATTCTAAAATTATAACCGATTCAATGTCTACATATGCTAAAAAAGCCGGTGTGGATTATCAAGAAATAGACAACTGGGGGTTGCCACAGATTTATAATTTTATTGGAATTAAAAATCACAGTAATCCAAAACAAGTTTTTGTTAAAGCAGCTCAAGCTCAATGGGGAGAGAAAGAAGGTAAAAAAATTGGAGCAAAATTATTTGACGAACGGATGGATGATGGAACTTTATGGAAAGGGACTGCTCAAGCTCCGATCTTTACAGGTGTTCCTGTTTTAAATCATTTTCATCGAAAACGACAATTTACTGATTCAGAAGCAATTAAAATTTTAGCTGAAGAAGGTTTTTTAGAAACAAATATAAATAATGTCTTGAAAAAATTTGTATCTAGTTCCGTACAGGGAATAGAATTTGGAAGAGTAATGGGTATGAAGTTTAAAGGATATAAGAAAAATGATAATCCGAAAATTTCGTATACTGTTTTAGATAACTTGATGAGACAACTACGTCAAGACCTAAAAAAAGAAAAAATAAGTGAAAAAGATTTTCAAAGAAAAATGAAAAATTTACAAACTAATGTAAATTTATATTTTAAACGCCATGGTAACGTATTATGGGATAGTCCTATTCCAAAAAATACTATGTCTTTACTTACCTTTTTAGGTAATTCAACCATGTTGACGAGGTCTGCTATTGCTCAGTTAGGTGATTTAGTCCAACCTTTGCAAAACTCAGCAAGTATATATTCTCCTCTAAAATCATTAATGAGAATGACAACAACTGGTAAAGATTTTTCTGCAGAAAGAGGATTTAAAGGTAGATCAACCTATGAAAAAGATAAAATAGCTTTATATGCAGGAGCTGATCCTGACAATAAATTTCAAGAAACAATTGGTACATTAAATGAAAAGCTTTTTAAATATAATTTAATGACTCCATTAACAAACTTTGGAGAAAGATTCGCATTTAATTCTGGAATATTTGATGCTTATTCATTAGCAGCCAAACATGGTAAAAAAAGAAAACTGTCAAATGCTGTAATAAAACAAATGAATCAGTTTGATTTAAATAAACAAGATTTAAAAATATTGAGTCAATTTAAAACTGTTGATGAAGCGTTTGAAGATTCAGTTGGACAAAGACTCTTATTACGGGCAGGTAATAAAGTAAAAAATAGAGATGTTCTTTTACCGACTGTGGGTAATCGAATGCATTTTGCTCAAAGTAAAGACCCTTTTGTCAGATCACTTGGTATGTTTTTATCATGGGCACAAGCTAAAACAACTCAAATGAATAGTTTAATTGATAGAGTTCAAAATGGTGATGTTAAATTAGCTATAAAAATGTTAGGTGGTATTACTATTTTTGGCGGAATTAGAGAATTACAAATGGCTGCAAGTCCTTCAGTAAAATATTACGAAGAAAATGAACCGGAAAACTGGAGTCCAAAATGGTGGCAAGAAGCAGTAACTTTAAGTGGTTCAATTCCGTGGTCAGTTGAAAAAGCTGCAAGAGCATTTTCGACTAATACTGGTGGAACTACTATGGAAGGATTAACTCCTATATTTTCATACGTAAATAAATTAGGAAAAACTCCTGCTAACGTATATAAAGAATTAGAAGCAGAAGATTATGAAGGGGCTGTTGTAAAAGCAGTTCAGCCTGTACCATTAATGCGAGATATTATAAATATTTTAAATCGATTATTTGGTTTTGATATTAGTAATGAGCCAAATCGTCAAAGAAGTTCGCAAAGAAGACCCGAATCTCGTAGACCAAATTATAAAGGTGGTAGAGTTATGTATAAAAAAGGCACAGAAAAACCCATCAAAACTTATAATGTTTTTGAACCAAAAATAAATATTGATGGAGCAGCTAGTGACTCTAAAGAAAGAATAAACCCAAGGACGGGTGAACCTTATACAGCTATTTATAAACGATGAAATACAACGACTACTTAGAACACCTTGAACTTAGAGAAGGTAATGAGGAATGTGTATATCTTGACAGTCTTGGCAAGCCTACATGTGGTGTAGGGCACTTGTTGACTGAAAGAGAACGTCAAGTCTACCAAGTAGGTGACGAAGTTTCAGAAGAACAACGCACTGTATGGTTAGAAGAAGATGCTGCAAAGGCATGGGAAGCTGCTGCTCAACAAATAGAAGATTTAGGTATTGAGACTGCAGAGTTTATTATAGTATTAGGGTCGGTTAATTTTCAATTAGGCACACGATGGATGGATAAATTTCCTTCAGCTTACAAAGCTTTGAAGAATAAAGACTACGATGAAGCTATCCGACAAGTCTCAACAGGTTCTGGAAAGGATGGTCAATCCAAATGGAAAGAACAAACACCAGTAAGGGTTGAAGATTTTGTGACAGCTATTGACAAACTAAGATAAGGATGTTATAATGATATTGTACCTAGAGGACCAACTCGAAGGATGCTACAGGCAATACTGCCTACATCAAGTTAAACAAGACATGCCCTTTATGTCTTTAGACGATTTTAGAAACATGTTTGAAGACTTGATGGAAGTTATATATAAGGACGAAGAATGAAAGATATGTTAAAAAGTCTAGTGGGTGCTGTTGCTCCTACAATAGGTACTGCATTAGGTGGTCCTATGGGAGGCATGGCAGCTAATATGATTGCTGATGTACTTGGAGTACCTAATACACCAAAGGCTATTGAGAAAGCAGTAGCAGAAGCTACACCGGAACAAATGCTTGAACTTAAAAAGGCTGAACAAGAGTTTGAACTTCAAATGAAAGAGCTTGATGTAGATGTGTTTAAACTTGAGACAGCAGACATACAAGATGCTCGAGGTAAGTTTAGTAAAGATTGGACAGCACGTATTATGGGCATGGCTACATTAGGTGGCTTTCTAGGTTATATCTTTCTTATAACCCTCCAACCTCCAGAAGCCAACTCAGAGGCTTTGGTCAACTTAATTTTAGGATACTTAGGTGGTTTAGCATCAGCTATTGTTAGCTTCTATTTTGGGGCATCACATAAACAAGATTAATGAAACAGAAATTAAAAGACGTTATCGAGGACGGACGTTGGAATTGGTACGGACTCGCAGACGAAGAAGAAGACTCTCAAGATAATTGTTATAAAGGATTGTTTTGGGATTTAGAAACCAGAGAATTCCTTAGATGGAATCAATTTAAACAGGAGTGTAAATCAACTGAAAGCAGTGACCAATAGTGTCTGCGTTGTATGTATTGTTGGTTGGACATATGTAGTAGTTTCGGGATACTACTACTTCTTCTAACCACTACTAAAACTTAAGAAGGATTTTAAAGAACGCTATTGTTAGCTTCACAGGGAACTTGCACCTTAAAAATGGAACAAGCAATTCAATTTATTAATGAAGTAGGCTTTCCTATAGCTGCTGCATTAGGATTAGGTTTCTTTATTTGGAAACTTATTAATCGTATCATTGATGGTATGGAGACTAAGTTAGATGTACTTGATGATAAAGTAGCAGACCAAATAGAACAAATGGAATTAAGATTAGGCACTAAACTAGATTCACAACACGGTATCTTAGTAGCTCTTATAGATAGAGTACGTAGTTTAGACAACGAGATTATAAGACAAGATACACTTATCAAAACTATACTAGGAGTACCTCAACTTATAGATAGTAATAAGATTGCTAAAGCAGATAGAGATGACCAGAGAAAAGACTAATGACGATATTTGATAAAGGGTTGGCTATTTTTGGTTTAACCATAGTAATTCTTGTTATTGCTGTAGATGCAAGAGCAGATCAATTAGTTCATAAGTTTAAGAACCCTAGTTTTTCAGGTAACAATACAAGCTCTCATTACCTCACCATAGAAAACCAAGAGTTCAATAGAAAAGAAGCAGTCAAAGCAGAAATAGAAGCTTACCAAGATGAGCTTGCAAGAGAAGCAAAGAACACAACACTTGCTAGATTTATTAGAAACTTAGAGTCTAGAATATACGCACAGTTATCTAGGCAGTTAGTAGAAAATTTATTTGGAGAGAATCCTTCTGACTCAGGACAAGTAGAACTAGAAGGTAACATCATTGAATATGAATCAGATGGGGAATATATCACACTAAAAATAACGGATGCAGAAGGGAATGAAACAATTATCACTTTGCCTATTGGGTCTTTTACTTTCTAGTTGTGCACTAAAGTATGATTCATTATTAACTACAGGTGGTATACCCAACATAGTTATACAAGAATCATCTGTATTAGATTTACAGTCAAAAGAATTAAAAGATTTACCGGCAGCTATAAATAAACCAACCATTGCTGTTTACCCTAATAGCTTCAAAGACTTGACAGGGCAACGTAAGAGTAACAGTGAGTTTGCTTTATTTAGTACAGCTATTACACAAGCTCCTGAAGCATTTTTAATCAGGGCTTTTAAGCATGCTGCAAACGGTGAGTTCTTTAAAGTTGTAGAACGAGTAGGACTAGATGACCTTACAAAAGAAAGACAACTTATAAGAACTACACGAAAAGAATTTCAAGAGGATAATAAATTAAAGCCATTGCTTTTTGCAGGTTTGTTAGTACAGGGTGGAGTAATTAGTTATGATACAAATCTAAGTAGTGGTGGATTAGGTGCAAGATATTTAGGCATAGGTACGAGTAAACAGTACCGAGAAGATACAGTCAGTATCTCCCTACGATTGGTTTCTGTAAGCACAGGTGAAGTACTCATAGAGGTATTAGTCTCTAAAAGTATTTTATCTGTGGGGTTGTCGCAAGATATATTTAGGTTTATAGAACTTGGAACAGAACTTGTTGAAGTAGAGGGTGGGTTTACAGAAAACGAATCTGTATCTATAGCTTTGCAAAGAGCAGTAGAAACAGGTGTTTTAAATATAATAAAAATAGGCATAGATAGAGGATATTGGGAATATGAAGAAGATAGCATTGAGCTTATTGATTGTGGCGAGTGCATTGGCATTCGGGGCTGACAACGAGATATTCGTAGAGCAGTCAGGAGCTACAGCCAATATAGATTTAGAGCAGTTAGGTTCAGGTAACATCATTGGTGGTGTTGACGCTTCAGCAGGCAGCATGACAGCTTTAGATTTAGATGGTACTAGTATGACACTAGACATAAATCAAATAGGCGACTCAAATAAATTTCTTGGAGATATTTTGGCTGATAGTTTGGTAGGCTTCTTTGAGTTTGATGGAGATAGCAACACGTTTAATATACAGGTTGACCCAACAAATACTCATGGAGCAGATAGTTCAAACTTAAATGTAGATGTAACAGGTACAAGTAATACTTTTACTTTAGACCTAGCAACAGCAGACATGGCAAGCAGTACTGATTTAGATTGGATAATACAAGGTGATAGTAACACATTAAATTTTGATATTGATTACGATTCAGGTACAAGCTATGTAGATATAGATGGTGATTCCAACAACGTAACTTTCGATGGTGATGGTTATGCCGGAGGTTACTTCTACTTAGACCAAACTGGAAGTTCAAGAACATTTAATATAGAACAACAAAGTACATTAGATAATGATTGGCTTAAAATTCTTTCTACAGGTAGTAGT